TATTTGTGACTGAGCCATCAGCAATCTTAGTTGCGTCAATCGCAGCAGATGCTTTTATGTTAGCATCTTCTATGTTTGTAATATCGTTTCCTGTACCATCAGCATCAATAGTTTTATTTGTTAATGTACTAGTTGATGTTGCAGTAAGGTAATTAGCATCGTTAGTAAACATTGATACATTACCACCTTTATTGGTAAGAGTATCAGATGAAGATGCTGTAATATATCCACTGTTATTAGTGAACATAGAAATATTTCCAGACTTGTTAGTAAGTGTATCTGAAGATGATGCTGTTATGAAACTTGATAAATCGGGAGGAGTATTAGTAAATACACCTGTAACATTATTAAATGCTAGGGATCCACTACCAGAAGCAGTAGCATTAATCGCTGATAAGTCAGTATATAAGATACCAGCTGTATCAGATCCAGGTTGCCACTCGTTGGCAGCAGAATTATATTTGATTACATTACCATTAGATAATCCAGTAAGATTTACATCACCTAGTGCAGCCAGTGTAACATTTGCACCTTGTAATGTAGAAACTAGACTTCCATATGTAATGTGTTTTGTAGTAGATTCAGAAGTGTCAACAATCAGTAGTTTATCAATAGACTCTGGAGTCGCTAGTACTGGAAGTTCACTAATCTTTGCGTCAGCCATTTACTCTCCTTATTTTTTCTTGCCAATATTATATTTAGGCACCAATTCCCAAGAAGATTTATCTTTATGGGATAAAACTTTTATCTGAGACAAGGATGCTTTTGGCTCTGCTTGCTCAGGTTTTACTATTTTTAAGAGTTCCCAATCCTGTAATAATACAGCAATTGTATTCCTTCTTTCAATATCATTATTGGCAATATTAGATTCTTTACCATCTAATGCAAAAAGTTCTTTGAAGTGTACTATGAAATACTTGCCTTGTTTGTGAAGAATATGGCAAGATTGAAATAGCTTGTTCTCTGTGCGAGAGGATATTCCTATCCTCGTTAGAGTTTCTCTCACCTTTAAAAAATTGTCTGGTTCAGGCAGAGTGACTTCTAACATCGACTCTGGCGACCAATCGTAATGTATCATTTCAACTGACATTTCATTTACCACCTTTATTTAATCTTTCTTTTATTATACTCATCTGGTCAGTTGTTAATATATCCATAACCTGACGAGCCTTTTCTGGAGAATATCCATAATATTCCATAACCAGTTTTAAAGACTCGGTCTGCTTTTCAGCTTTATGCCACTTCGAAAACCTTTTGCCTTTTGTAATAGTATTTAGTAAAAAATAGTATTGCCAAGACCTTGGGATGTCCCCATACCTATTCATCATGTTTGCTTGCATTATAGTATCAGGGAAATATCCTAATCCACGATTGACTATGAATGGTGCATAATCTTTATCAGCAAGAGGATTATCCTTAAATAAATCCTTCTTGTCGTTAGTGATATTATTTATGTAGAGAAATGGATTTGCCATTATTTAAACTTACAGGATGCCATTATCTCTGTAAGTGCTGCCATTTTATTCAGTTCATGGTCAGCCACAAATGCTGCTTTGTACTGATAGTCAGCCAAGATTAGTACCAGCTGTGGTACAGATTCGGCAGTCAGTTTATCATTAGCATTGTTAAATAAATCAGAAAATAATTGTGTTGTTTCAATGTCACCATTTTTAGTGACCCATTTACGAACCTCTTTAAAGTTCTTATCTTTCAGTAGCGAGAACAGATTATTCCAAGAATCTTCACTGACATTAATCATAACACCAGAGTCTATCTTACCTGACACTGAATATCTTTGTAGTTCGTTTAATACTCTACGAAAGTCAGGGAAGTGTTTTTGTATTAGTTCTAAGACTGCTTTCTGGTCATGCTCTATACCCTCTTTAGCAAGAATGTCTGTGACTCTTTTAAAGAAAGCTGTAGCAACTGCTGGTTTTTGTTTAGCAGTAGTTCTAAACTCAACAACAGCACACCTAGAATGTAGTGGCTCAATAATTCTATTCTTAAAATTACAGGTAAATATAAATCGACAGTTCCCAGAGAACTCTTCGATAAATGCTCTCAGTGCTGGCTGAGTACTGTTCGGATTAAGATAATCAGCTTCATCAAGAATAACGATTTTCTTTGAGTCTGTCAGGGAAACAGACGAAGCAAAGTTTTTGATTTTAGTTCGTATCACATCAATGCCAGATTCCTCCGATCCATTAATGAACAGATACTCAGCACCGACTTCATTGCAAAGTGCTTTGGCTACAGTAGTCTTACCACAACCAGCAGAACCACAGAACAGGAAGTTCGGTAGTTGCCCACTTGCAACAAACTCTTTGAATGTATCTCTTAAACTTTCTGGTAAGACACACTCATCAATAGTTTTAGGACGATATTTCTCGACCCAAATGAATTGTTCATCCATAATATAAATCTCATAATAAATTAAAAGTCAAATGTAGAGTCAGCTTCAACTGCGATGAAGTAAGTCAAGTCATTCATCTTTGAAGCAAACTTAGAAATCCTTTTCTTAGAAATAGAAACTTCATAATCTCCTTCAAGCATTTTAAAATTATCTATTCTAAAATTCACTTTAAAAGTTTTATCAGTAGTTCCTACAACAGAGTCCCAAGCATTAGATGTAGCATTCTTTTTATCTGCTACAAGAACAGTAATATTACCATCCGCACCTATAAAAGATACATCATTAGATCTTAGTACTGATGATGTTTTCATAATCATATCATATGCTGAACGAGGAAGATCGAATTTAATATCTTCATCAACAGGAAGAGCATCTTTAGTTGGCGATGCTAGTACCGATGGATCTGCAGCAAAATATTTTACTTTAGATTTACCATTTGCCACAGTGACAAATTTTTCATCAAAGGCAAGTTCAGGATCGTCAGCAAATAAGCTGTACACACCCAAGAACTCATTCAAGTCATAGATACCAAAATCACTGTCAAAGTTTTCACTGACAGTAGTGGAAGCCATAACATTTTTTTGTGCTGAGATCGTTGATAAACGATTCCCAGTCTTAATAAGAATATTGCCATTAATAGTGGCAAAGTTCTTAAGGACACTCAAAGTTTCTTTCGAAAGTTTCATAACAATTATTTCTCCTTGTTGTTTAAATCATGTTGATGTAATGCCATCAACGCATAGTGAAGTATTTTAAATATATCGGCTCGATTGAATCCATCTTTCTTACCATACCTTTGGGCATACTTCAATACATTGCCCATAAAAAATCCCATACCATGACCACAGTCAATTATGAATTCACTAGCTTGAAACGAGTTCTTAGAATAGTGACCAGCATAGGTCTTATCAACATATTCTTTAAATTCTTCAAGTAGTTTATCTTCATTAAATTTGTAAGGTGGAACATATAAGTCAGCTATTGTTTTTTTCATAATAATTTATTCTATAATATAAAAACTTAAAAGTAAAGTGGCGAACTCAACAGGACTCGAACCTGTAATACAAGTTTAGAAGACTAGTGTGATATCCAGTTTCACCATGAGTCCCAACCACTGTAAAATAAAGCAAAAGGGAAGGAGATGGCAGTCCTTCCCTTTCTATCATCAGCTATCGTCAGTCAATAACAGATGAATCTCTTAGGTCAGGAACTGAAGCACCACCATCGGTAGTAGTTTCGATATCAATACCGAACTCCTCCAGTTCCTTAACGAAATCGGCATCTTCCTCGTCTTTTATGACAAACTTTGGTTTCGGTAGACGAGAGATCTTTATATCCTCTGCTTCACGAACTGCCATCTCAGGATCTGCATTTGGTGCAGGAAAGAAATAGATGCCTTTATCGATTTTGTTAATTTTATAATTCCAATTAGGTGTACCAATCTTGGGGAATGTAGGATCCTCAGCATGTTTGGCTTTTAGCTTTACGATGCCTTCGGTACATTGCTCAAGAGTAATAGCACCACCAGTCACGAGGTCAGGGTAGATCTCAATCATGTTATCTACCCATCGTCTCTGAAACTTAGTAAGATTTTCGTATCCGACTAACTCCATTTATACTTCTCCTTCAGTAATGGCTGGGTCAACAGAAGAGTCAACATCCTCTCCTGCTGAGATTTTAGAGTAAAGGTCAACGAATGCCATTTTAGTGACATCATCAAACCTGTTCAAGCAAAGTTCAATTGCTTTTTTCTCATTCTTAAAGATAGAGAAAGCACGAACAATGTGAGTCAATCTACGAGTCGTGATGTTTTCATCACAACCACCATCATCAAAAGTCTTACGAACAACTGCTGCCCACTTGACTAAGTTTTCAGCAAAGTCATCAAGACTTTTAGATTGATTGATTGTTTTCTTCTGGTCAGCTAGACCGAAGTGAACAAACAGATTTTTAACAATCTGCAACTCAACTTTTTCAGTTGGGTAAGGTTGATTGAAAGTCACAGCAAACCTTTCAAGGAATGCTTCATTAAGTACATTCGTACCAATGTATCGACCATCGTCAGATCCTTTACCTTTGGTGTTAGCAGTAGCAAAGATGTTAAATCCTTTAGCAGGAGTAATCATTTCATTTTTTAGTTTGAAATAAAATGGCTTTCCTTCAAGGATCGGTTGTAAACAAAGAAGTGTGTTAGCACCACCAGCATCAATCTCATCAAGAAGAAGAGGGATACCATATCTCATGGCGATAACAATTGGACCTTCTACAATCTCAACATTACCATCAACCAAAGTTTTAGAACCAATCAACTGATCTTCATCAGTCATCGTGTTTAAGTTTACACGAATTAAAGGTTTCTTGGTGTTAGCACAAATCTGCTCAACAGAAGTAGATTTACCATTACCAGTCGGACCTGCAATGTAAGCAGGATAGAACATACCAGACTTAATAATAGTCTGTAGATCTTTGTAGTTTCCGAAAGGAACATAGTTAGGATCCCTTGAAGGAACCAAACTGTCTTTATCTAAAGTGGTAGAAACCACTGAAGATGATTGCTTAACAATCGGAGCAGGCTCAGAAGCAACTGGCTCTGAAATCGGAGCAGTCACTGAACCACCAGGAATAACATAAAGAGCAGGTCGTGAACCAGCAACTCTATTTTCCCATACCATGCCAGGAACAGATATCCCAGCATCCCTTACAGCTTGAAGCTGTGCTTGAGTCATTTGTTTTGACTCACTAACTTCAGGAAAAAGTTCATATGCTTTTTCCAAGAAGGCAGTTTCTTTAGATAAGTTTGTCATAATATATACCTCGTTTTATCAATTTATATACATATTCTACACTATTTTGATCCAAAAGTAAAGTAAAATCGTACATTTTTTTAAACTATTTTGTTATTAAAAATCAGCTACTTATAACCTTTTTATCCTCTGATGATAAAAAATCTTGGAAACTTATCTCTCCAGACTCGTATTTCCATGTTCCATCGGTGTTATATTTGGTTGGAAATGCACCAGTCTTGTCAAATGTTTCAATGGTTTTACGAATGTGGTTTCCCTCTTCATTCTTCATCGCCATGAATGTATGTAGCACTTTATTGTTTGGATCCTTTCGCCATAATTCAATAGCAAGATATTCCACGACTTTGTAGTCCATGCTAGTTTTTAAATGTTTTCCCATGATATAGTTCTCCTTGTTAATAATGTCGTATTATTCCTGCAATAATAAAAAAGCAGGTAAGTATTTCTAAATAAAATTTGAACTTACTCATATCCAAATCTCCTTAAATCTTCTGAGTAATATTTTTGAATTGTTGAACGACCAGCTTCTAAATATTCTTCATCATTGTGTTCAGTCATTCTGGTAGTTTCATTTAATTTTTCACCCTCTTCATCTTCAATTCTTTTTACATGTACATTATCTGATATCCATAAATGTTGTTGAAGATATGCTCGATATTCAAAATGTTCATCCATCATATTATTTGCTTTGCTAACAAGGTTTAACCACTTAACATAATTTTCTACAGATAAAGTAGAGTGTAATTGTTTTAATTTATGTAGCATAACTTTATCAAACTGACTTTGTTCTGTTATGTACTTTGTAGCATTTAAATGTATTTTCAATCTATGTTCAGTATTAAGAAACTCATCTCTTTCTTTACTAATAAATTTTTTTGGCATAAAGTCTAATTCATTACAAAACAAATAAAGCGAGAGCAATCTATTATGTGGATTTCTTACATGAGTATAGATACAATCATAATCAGCATACTGCTCATCATAAGGACTGTGTTTACCTGTAGGCACTTCTATTAAATCTTCACCATACATTTGCTTCAGCTTGTACTTCTCAGTTGTACCACCTGATTTTGGAATGTGTATGTAATAAACTTTTTTAGGAACGATGTATGTCATTTAATCCAATCAACTTTATATTTCTTTAAACTCTTAGGATATGATTTTGGTAAATAATTCATATACTTGCTTAACCAGTTTTCTATTGGTTTTACTTTTTTCCCTAAGAACAAACTCATTTGATAATAAAATATTCCTCTTTCATTTGGCTTATACAAATATAAATCATTGTCGTAAAGATATTGTGTTTTAAGTTTGCCTTGTTTATTTGCCATTAGAGACTCAATATGAAAAACCATATCTTCTCCCATTTTTATATCTTCTTTAAACTGAAGAGAAATATGACCTTGTTTAGAAAAACCAATCAATCTATTTAATACACCCTCTTGACCATTTGGCGATTGGTAAAAAGACTCTAGAATATTTCTCATCTTTTCAAACTCTTGTAAAATAACAGGAAACGAATTTGTTTCTCCGACATCATCTCTAATAATCTGACCTAATTGATTTGGCTCATACTTATCATAAATTTTATCAGTATCATTCCATTGCATCTTACCACCTGATAAAAATAGAAACTCTCCATCATAATTCCTTTTAAATAGTTGTGGAAAAGTTTCTCCCCATTCATCATCGCCATCAATATTAAAACAGTATTGAAAAGGTTTTAGATTGGTATCTATACAAAAATTATGCATCAACATATTCTTTCCTCTTCCTGGCATACCATTGCTAAGACTTCTTGAAAAATAATGACAACCTTTTTCTTTACAAGCAATCTGCATCCTATCTGCCCAATTTTGATTATTGGTGTTTGCGTGTACCCATATAGGATATCCTTGACAAGAGTCCATACATTTTAGGATATCACTCTTAGTGTGATTATCACTAATGAGTATTCCGACTATTCCTGTGTAGCCTGAGTAGGACATAAAAATAAAGGGACACCAGAGTTGTGTCTCCATTGTTGTGTTACATTCATAGTTTTACAAATACTGTATGCTTCTTTTTTATTAGTGCTTTCTGCCACTATTTTATTTTTGTAATCCCCACCATTTTCTATTACACGAAAAGTGTTGCGAGATCTTTTTACATGGTATTTTAATTTTGATGCTGGTGGTGGTTTTCTTTCTTTTACAGCCATGAGCCATATCCTTTCTCTTTTGCTTCAAGTAATTGGTTCGCTCGGCTCATTACCCACGGATCTCTGAGAGGTAAATGATGACCAGTGGATCCATCCCACCGAGCGAATGCTTCATCAAAAAATTCTAATTGACAAAGCAATGGATGTTCTTTTTGCAAATCACGAAGTTCGTCAGCCCA